CAAATGGTAAGACCACCTTTTCACAGGATGCCATATTTTCAGAAGACATTATTATAGGAGATGCTAAAAATATTGGATCATCATCAGATCCAGATGCTGTAGCAATATCTTCTGGTGGAGTTGTCACCCTTTCGGCAACCACTGCTTCAACAAGTGCATCATCGGGTGCATTGGTTGTTGGTGGCGGTGCTGGGGTAGCCGCGGATCTCTATGTGGGTGATGATCTTGCTCTTCTTTCGGATGCGGCGGTGCTGAACCTAGGCGCTAATAAAGATGTAACGATTACCCATGACCCAGATGACGGGATAGAGCTAAAATCTGCAGCGACAGCAGATAATAATCCATTTTTACTAACACTACAGACGGGTGAGACAGATATAGCGGTAAGTGATGTTCTTGGTGCGATCAATTTCCAGGCACCGGATGAAAGTAGTAGTACAGATGCTATTTTAGTAGCGGCGGGGATAGAAGCGGTATCTGAAGGTACTTTTGCTGCTGATAATAATGCGACGAAACTGAGTTTTAAAACGGGTGCGTCTGAAGCTGCTACGGAAAAGATGGCTCTGTCAAGTGGAGGTAATTTAACCGTCTCTGGTGATCTGACCATTAGCGGAGATGACCTGTATATGAATACAAATACATCTGGTTACATGCTTATAGCTGATGGTACAAATTTTAATCCTACGGCTGTCTCTGGCGATATATCCATTTCCAATGCAGGTGTAACAGCAATTGTCAGTGATGTAATTGTAAATGCAGATATAAAATCTGACGCTGCAATTGCTGATTCTAAACTAGCTACCATTACCACTGCAGATAAAGTATCCGCATTAGCTATTCAAATAGATGGGGCTACAGATGGTACAGGTATTTCTTTAGCAAATACCGACAAATTTCTTGTTGATGATGGCGGCACAACAAAATATATCAATGCATCGCAGCTAAATACCTATACAAGTACAAGTATAGCAGCGGATGACGTATCGGCCGGTGATGCGGCTGTTACCATATCTACATCGTCTGGCGATATAACCCTTGACTCTCCTGCAGATGTTATTCTTGATGCGGATGGAGCTGATGTTATAATAAAAGATGATGGAACAGCCATAGGGACATTTACGAATAGTTCAAGTGATTTTGTTGTTAGGGCTAATGTTCAGGATAAAGATATAATCTTTAAAGGGGATGATGGTGGAAGCGCAATTACGGCATTAACCATGGATATGTCTGAAGCGGGTGCAGCATCTTTTAATGGAGTTGTCACCCTTTCGGCAACCACTGCTTCAACAAGTGCATCATCGGGTGCATTGGTTGTTGGTGGCGGTGCTGGGGTAGCCGCGGATCTCTATGTGGGTGATGATCTTGCTCTTCTTTCGGATGCGGCGGTGCTGAGCTTGGGCGCAAATGCAGATGTAACGATTACCCATGACCCAGATGACGGAGTAGAGTTAAAATCAAAAGCTACAACAGATGACAACCCATTTTTACTGACACTTCAGACGGGTGAGACAGATATAGCAGCAAGTGATGTCCTTGGTACGATCAATTTCCAGGCACCGGATGAAAGTAGTAGTACAGATGCTATTTTAGTAGCGGCGGGGATAGAAGCGGTATCTGAAGGTACTTTTGCTGCTGGTAATAATGCGACGAAACTGAGTTTTAAAACGGGTGCGTCTGAAGCTGCAGCTGAGAAGATGGCTCTTAGTTCCACCGGTGTACTAACACTTAATGGTGGTTCTGGTGCATTGGTCATTCCAAATAGCGGTACAATTGGATCTGCATCAGATACAGATGCTTTAACAATTGCTTCAAATGGTAAGACCACCTTTTCACAGGATGCCATATTTTCAGAAGACATTATTATAGGAGATGCTAAAAATATTGGATCATCATCAGATCCGGATGCCATAGCGATTGCTTCAAATGGTAAGACCACCTTTTCACAGGATGCCATATTTTCAGAAGACATTATTATAGGAGATGCTAAAAATATTGGATCATCATCAGATCCAGATGCTGTAGCAATATCTTCTGGTGGAGTTGTCACCCTTTCGGCAACCACTGCTTCAACAAGTGCATCATCGGGTGCATTGGTTGTTGGTGGCGGTGCTGGGGTAGCCGCGGATCTCTATGTGGGTGATGATCTTGCTCTTCTTTCGGATGCGGCGG